CGGCGTTGAGATTGTTGGCGAGGCTCGCCGGGTCCGCCGGGTTCGACGCCGCCTTCATGTCGTCGAACACGGTCGCGACCGTCGGGATTTTGGCGACAGCGTTCGCGACGAAGGCGTCGATCGCTGCTTGGCTCGCCTGGATGTATTCGGTGGCGGTCTGCACGTCCACGCCGAGAGCCAAGGCGGCCTGAGCGGCGTTCGCTTCCGTAACCGCGCCTGCCGCGACGGCCTGTGTGAGCGCGGTCCACGCGGCGGCGTTCTCCCCGAGCTTCGCGTTGGCGGCGGCCTGCTGCTCCGTAGCGGCCGCCTGCTGCTGAGCGAGAACCTGGAGCCGTGCCGAGTACGAGTCGACGCCGAACTGCTGCTGTGCTTGCACACCGATGTTTCGCAGCTGTTCGTCGGTGAGTCCTTGCTGCGCGGCGATCAGGTCGTAGTTCGCTTGAGCTTGCGCGTCTGTCTGGAGTGACAGGTCGATGAACCCTCGGAGCAGCTCACCGCCGGTTACGACCTGAGTGTTCTCGGAGTTGAGCAGGTCGGTGAGCGCCCCGTTGAGGTTCAGGATCGAGTCCGCTGTCTGCTCGACGCCACCGACGTTGATCTGCACCTGGCCGGCGCGGATCGCCTGCGCCGTGAACTCCTTCAGCCCGGCGTCCAGGCTGCCCGCCTGGCGACGCAGATCCTCGAAGCTGATGCCGGTGCGGCGAAGCGCGTTCAGCAGCGTCGGGTCACCTGCGAACTGCGACTGTGTGAGCACGAACGACTCGAACGATTGGTTCGCTGTAGCAAGCGAGTCGCGGAGTTCGTCTACGCTCCCGACTGTCGCTTTCAGGCCGGCGCGGTACTCGCGCTGCGCGTCAGCGGCCTGCCCGGTGTTGTCAGAGAGAATCCCCCACTCGCGTGCGAGCGCGAGCAGCGGCCCGAAGATGTCCGACAGCACCTCACCTGTCTTGCTGACCATCAATGCGAGAACATCGACGATCGCGCCGAGCGCGAGAGCGGCACCCTCAGCGGCCTTGCCGAGGATGTTGCCGAACAGCTCCGCGAGCGGCTGCATCAGATCGACAAGCGGGTCGGTTGCGTCCACGATCGCGCCGAACAGCCGCACGATCGCCTGGAACAGCGGGTCGAGGGACGACAACGCTGGGCCCAGCAGCGACGTGATCTGCACCGCTACGTTCTCGAACAGCGGGGTCAGGCTCGCGACGACGTCAGCGAGTGTGTTCAGCACCCCGGAGATGAGTGGTTGCAGTGCCGACACAGCCGCGTCGAGGATCGGCGCGAACGCGGCGGCGAGCCCGCCGAGAAGATTCGCGGCGGACTCCGCGATGGGAAGCAACGACTCCAGGATGTTGATGACTGGGGAGATGAGCGGCTGCCCGAGCGCTGTCGTGAACTTGCCGAACTCTGCGGAAAGGGCCCGCAACGCGATGACCGGGTTCTGGGTGCCCTGCGCGATGTCTCGCTGCAACGAGCTGCCGTACCTCTCAGCGGCGATAGCAGCGCCGGCGGCGGCCTTGTCGAACTGGGTGAGTTCAGAAGCGGATCGCTTCCCGGTGTCGGCTAGTGCACGCGCTTCGATCTCCGCCGCGGTGAGGGACACGCCGAACTGCGCCGCGAACCGACCACCCCGCGCGAGGCCGGTTGACAATCGGGACGCGACCTCTCCGACAGACCCGAGGTTCGGGTTCAGCGCTACGGCTCGCGCTGACAACGCAACAAGCTGTTCGGATGCGAGCGCCACATCCTCAGCTGAGCGGCCTGATGCGGAGCCGAGCTGCCCGAACGTCGACAGCACATTCCTGACCTCGGACGTGGACGACCCGAGCGACAAGTTCAGGTCCCCAAGCTTCGTGTTGAGGCCGCCGATGTCGACGGTGTTGATCTGCCCGGCGAGCGCCCCGAACGTCTGGTTGAACCGATCGGTAGCGGCGTTCGCGTTCAACGCGGACGAGAAGAACTGGTCGCCTGCCGCTGCGATAGCTCCGATAGCTCCTGCTGCTGGGAGCGCCGCCCCCGGAATCTTCGAGAGCGCGCCTGTGGCTCCTGACAGGCCACCCGCACCGGAGAACGACGCCAGACCCGCAGTGGCGCCGACCGCCGAGGACGCTACAGAGTCGAGGCTAGACGAGGCAGAGACAGCCTGGGTGGTGACAGACGAGAGAGCACTCGTGTCAGCCGATACCACGATAGTCGCGTCAACCGATGTCGCCGCTTCGATGTCAGCTTCGAGCTGTGAGGTGTCGCCGTCGACGAGGACGGTCGCGTCAACCGACGCGAGCGCCTCGTCGATTGATCCGCCTAGCGTTTCGGTGTCGGCGTCCACCGGGATCGTCGTTGTCGACGAGTCGACTGCTTCGTTGATCGCGTCGGTGACGCCGGTGGCGTCGCCGTCGATCGACACGGACGCCAGCCGGGACAACGCGTCGTCTAGCTCGCTCCGAAACGCCTGAGCCGCGTCGGTGAGTGCTTCGCCGATGCGCCCCACGGAGTCGAGAGCCGACCCGATGTCGAGGCTCACCTCCTCGCTAATCGGCATCAGTCATCCCCCGCGGCGGAGCAGCCGGGCCACAAGCTCGATACCGGCGCCGCTCGGTGCTGCCGGTTCGGGCTCGGGGCCCTCCCCTCTGGCAGCAGCACGGCGTGCGTCGAACAGGCGCTTTGACCGCGCGATTCGGTCGGAAGACAGACGAGCACCCCGCGATGGTACACCACCGCCACGCCGCGACGGTCGACGACGCCGGCGTTCCTCGTCGAGCTCGGCGGCAGCCTTCTCGCGTCTAGCGTCGGCCCACGCCTCCCAGTAGTCGGGGTGGCGGTGCTGCCCGAGTATGGACCGCACCTGATACCAGTCCCAGCGGTCCACCTGGTCGGGCCCGAAACCTCGTTCAGCCATCGCCCGATACAGGTCCGCGTACACTTCAAGTTCGCTGCCAGCGAGAGGGCCTGGTGGGATGGAGGCGATCAGCTGTGGGTCTGGAACGCCGAGAGGGCGCCCCGTAGCTGCTGCTGCGCTTTCTGCGCCTCCTGCTGGCTCGGACTCCCACCAGGCCCCCAAGGGATCGACAGCCAGACACGACGTGTCTCCACCGTCAGCTGAGGGCCGAGAAGCCACGCAGGGAGGTCGTCGTCGCTGTCGGGGAGAACCGCGCCGTCTGTCTCCAGCGTGCTGATCACGAGACGCCACCACGCTAGGAGCTGTTCCTCAGCGAGTCGTTCAGCGGCGCGTCGTTCCGCTCGCACAGACGCTGCTGCCTCCTGGTCGCCGGCCGCTGCCGCGTCGACCATCGCGTTGATGAACTCGGTGCGTCGGGTCTGCTCGTCGGCGATCTCCTCCAGCCGCTCAACGAACTCGCGCTGCTCACCGATCGTCGGGCGTCGCAGGCGGAACCGCACACCCCCGACGACCGCTTTGATCGTGCCGTTCGCCTGCGGCTCCCATTTGTCGTCCTGCTGTCTTTCTTTCGCCACCGGAATGCCCCTTCCTCCGGGTAGGTCACATGATCGCCGATCATACCCCGAGTGGAAGGGATGGGGTTAGCCGAGGGTCAGGGTGACGGTCCAGTCCCAGCCCGCTACCGCGCCCTGCGGGCCGAGCGGTACTGCTGTGCCCCATTGCACGGACCAGCAGTCAGCGAACGGCGGGTCCGCTATCACACCGCCCTCGACGGCGGCTAGGTCGACGAGCAGGCCGTGCGCTGCGGTGTCCATCGCGGCGACGGTCGGCGGGCCAGCGTCGGTCAACGCCGGGTGGCATCGCACAAGCTGTGCGTGCAACGCGGCGACAAGCTGCGCTTGGCCTCGGACGATGCGGCCAGCGTCCTGCCGGACGATCGTGGACGCGAGGTGGACGGTCAGCTGATCGGTTTCGCAGAGGTCCCAAGCGGGCGGGCCGTGCGATACGAACTGCCTGGATGGCGCTCCGAGCCCGAACGAGCTGAGCGCTGCCGCTACTGCGGCGAGGAGATCGTCGCACGCGTCGGCGAGAAGCTGCGGGTCTGGTGGGCTGCTCATCGTTGCGCGACTCGTTCCAACAGGTCCGGCCATTCCGTCATCGTTGACGAGAACCAGCCGTCGTGCTTGTGCGATCCGGGGTGGATCACTCGCGCGAGGAACACGACGTCACCCACCTTAGGCCAGTAGAACCGCAGCGCGTCCGGTGGTCTCCCAGGTTCGATGACGTGTGGTTCGGTGCCACGCTCGGTGTATTCGGCTTGCGGCGCCGTGTACGCGATCGACGCGGAGAACACGCGCCCGTCGAATGGGCGTTCCGTGATGACACGCGACGCTCGCAGCTTCTCCCCGCTTTCGTTCACGCTGCCCGAGTCGGGGACAACCCGATCGAGTTCGTATCGCAGTTCGGCTAACGCGTCGCCGAACAGCTGCGCGCCGCGGCGAACCACTTTGTCGGTGAGTGAGTCGAGGGAAGCCACGTCAGGACCCTGCCCCATCCGACGCCGAACGGAGGCGGCGTGGGATGTCCGGCGACACTATCTGCATCGGGAACGGCGGACGGTCCCCGCCGTTCACCGCACGAATCCATGTGTCGACTACTTCGACGCCGGTGTAGCCGCCGCGAGAGAGCTGCCCCTGAGACGCGAATGTGGCTGTCACGCCTTGCCGGGTGATCGACGCGACTCGTGACGGGAGTTCGCATTCCTGCCCGCACCACGACCTCGCGATCTGACACGCGTAGATCGCCGCCGCGACAATCCCACCTTCGGGGACAGGCTCCCCCCACGTGAACCGCACACCGAACGTGTCCGGTTCGGTGAGAGGGGCTGCCAGGTTCTGGCAGCACGGCCACGCCTCTCCGTCGGTGCGGACAAGCCAGCGGCGCTCGTCGAGACGGTACGCGGACGGGTCGAGTTCGGCTCCGTCGACCATCACCCACAGAATGTCGTCGATCGGGTACGCGCCGAGCGTGATCTCGGACAGCCGGTTGCATCCGCACGACCGGCCGCGTTGACATGAGCAGATGTTCCACGTCGGGTCCCACACCCAGGATTGAGCGTCAGGCGGATAGGCGGACGGAAGCCGCGGCCACGCCGCAGCACCCTGTTCGTTGCGGGCGCACGGCCGTACCGTCTGCTCGCAGAGACCACCGAACCGTTCGCCGGTCAGTCCCCACAGCACAGATGATGCGAGCACAATCGCTGACACGACTTTCTCGACGTCCGGTGGGTCGTCGCCGCAGCACGGCCCGGCTTCGCCGATCACGTCGTCTACCGAGCACCAATCGTCGCAGAGCCTCACGACTCCAAGACTAGTCCGTCACACGCAGCCGCAGGAGAACAAGTCGTAGGTTTGCTGCCCGACGCCCAGGTTGGCTCCGATCAGCCCCGCGTACCGGAACGCCGGCGCGGCGATGTTGTCCGTGTACCCCCACAGCGTGCCAGCCACGACGCACGACAGTCGACCCCCGCCCGTGTGGGGGTCGTAGACGGCGCGTACGACGTCGCCTTTCTGCGGCTGAACACGCGCAGGGTCGAGGACAGCGAACGGCGAGCCGGTGAGCCCGCCGAGCCCGTCAGAACCTAACACGATCGGATCGTTCTCGGTCACCCACAACACGCCGAGGATGTTCGCTGACAGGACCGTGTCGATCGGCGCTATGCGGTCCGACCAGCCGACCCACGCGCCGGCATGATCCGGTCCTTCTCGGTCAGCTGCACCCTCGACGAACAACGCGGACGACGCCGCGCATCTGCACGCGATCCGATAACCGAACCCACCGATGCTGGTCCGCACGACGGCGGGGAGGTCGTCGGTGTGGTTTGCCACATCCCGGTATGAGCCTGTGATCCCCGACGGGGTGCGCCGCCACCCTGACGGCAACTCGATTGTGTGTTCGCCGGTGTCTGCGCGGAGAAGCCGACCAGCTGGGCCGCCGGCGGCGGTCGTGACTATGGGGGCATGGTCCCGGCACAGGTGCTGCGGTCTGGATCGACACCCGCCGCATCGGGTCACCGCAGACTCCGTGCTGTTATCTCGACAAGCTGGATGTCGCGGGCGACAGCGTTGATCGTCCGGAGGAGAGCTACCGTCCGGAACGCTACGCCTTCACCTGGCAGTCGGCTGGTTGTCGTGCCGGTGTTGATCGTCCCGGCGGTCCAGTCGATGATCCTCCACCACACCCCTTCGGAACCCGGAAGCACTGCCATCTCAAGGTCGTAGATGTTGCCTGGCGTGAACGGAACCCCGGTGTCGGCTAGCGCCTCCGCGATGTTGTCTCTCGTAGTGACGTGCCACGTCGTCTGCTGCTTGCCGCCGTTGACGTGGATGCGCTGAAACCCTGCCCGATGGCCTGCCGGGTCGTCTGAGCCGACACTGTTCGACGCGGTCTGGTTGGTGACACCGATGAAGATGCGGGAGCCTGTCGACGCGCCCGACTCGTTGTAGCTCGCGTTCGGGAACCGCAACCCCGCTGCCCGGAACCGCACCCCTGCGCCGACGTTCTGTGACGCCGACCCAGGCATGAACACCTGTGCGGTCGAGCTGGGGCCGGCGTCCGAGTTCGCGGACGCAGCGGTCCGCCACTGCGACACCCACCCGAGAGTCGTGTCCGAAGCCCCCGACACCGTGCCGTTCGATGTCGTAGACGCCCCGATCGTCGATACACCGGTCCCGGTGTTCGCTACGACAGACCACAGGATCGTTCCGCTGCGCTGCGGGGAATCCTCCCATTTCTCGACGTTGCCGACGGGGCCGACGATCCCGGAGACGTTCCGCCACTGGTTCGCAGCGATCTGGATGTTGCGGGGCGTAGCGAACGACGGAGCCGACACGATTCTGATAGTGGCGGGCCCGTCGAGGGCGCCCGAGTCGACCTGGACCTCGTTGCCGAGAACAGCGGCGCCGCCCTGACTCATCCCGGTGATTTTCAGAGCCCCGCATCGCTGCACACGGAAACCGCCGCCGGGCGCGTTGCTCAGCGACGCATCAGAGAACACGACCTGACGCGGGTACTGGCCGAGACCGTCCGCTCGCACCACAACGGAGAACTGGCCGGCTGGCGCGCTGTTCGTCTTCATACGGGCGACAACCACGTCGGTTAGACGGCCTTCCAGGATCATCAAGGGGTGCGGCTGCGCTGACACGGCCGCGCCTTTGCCGTGCAACATCAGGTCGTTGATCGTGAGGCGCCGCTGAACCTCCGTGCCGCCAGCCTCGTTGAACACGCGGAACGGGCCGTTGTTGTACAAGAACTCGAGCTGCGTCCACGTCAGATGGTTCGTGCCGTCGCCCGCCCCGATCTTGGTGTTGACCGCGGCGACAGGGAACCCCGATGAGTTGTCGCCGCACTGCTCGAACCGCAGGTGATGCAGATACGACTCACGCACGAAGTCGTTCGTGCTGCCGCCGGCCGCTGCGAGACTGAGCGCTACACCGCGCATCAGCATGAAATAGCAGTCCGAGATGTGGGCGAGGTCGTTGCGGCCGACGAACCAGACGCCATGATGCTCGTCCGCCCAGTTCTCCGCGACGAACGTGAGCCCCTGCACGACGCCCGCCACCGTCCAGGACGGGAAGTTGATTGTGGTCGTGTTGACCTGCCCGCTGGGTCCGCGGCGCAGGTCGTCGAACACGATCGCTGGCCCCGCATAGGACGGGTCGGGGATCAGCTGCGTGGACAGCCACGGACCGCCGACCGCGGCAACCGGGGTGGTCGCGTGGAACAGCAAATCGCGGTAGCGGAGCCGGGCTCCGGCAGGGAACAGGATCACACCCCGCTCCGCTATCGCGTCTGCTGCCGCCGCCTGGATCGCGTCGGTGGCGTCAACGACGCCGCGGCGGACGTCGTCCGGGTCGGTACCGGCAGCGACGTAGTCGAGGACAGCGAACACGCCGTTCTGCGCCAGCCACTCCGCCGGGCTGTCCGGTCTGCACGCTGCCGGGATCACTGACCCTCCTTAGCCGAACCCGATCGGTGTCAGCTCGACTGTGCCGGCACGGCGATGAAGTCGCACGACGCCTGCGGCAAGTTCGAGTCGAGGAACAGCCCGCCGACGGAGACGATGCCGCCACCGGCGCTGATGCTCGCCGGCCAGTCCCCGAACGGCCCAGCCGGGGGCATGTTGGCGTTCTCCTCACCGAAGCCGGTCAGTGAGAAGTCCAGGAAATCGTTCTCCATCGTCATGTCGTCGAGCGAGAACTTGGCGCGTGGGAACACCCAGTGCCAGTAGGCGGCCTGGTTCCCGAGAGCAGTCGGGGTCGCCTGCTGCGACGAATCCCACGCCTTTGTCCATACTTCGAACGACACGCCGTTCGCGCACGCGTCCGACACGCTGGGAAGCTCCCAGCCGATCGTGTCACCAGCACCCGGCGACCCGACCTTCGTGAACAGCTGCCCGCCGACGAGCAGCGACGCCACCTGGATGTCGAGTTCGCACAGCGCGACACCGAGGTTCGCTCGCTTGATGTGGTCGCAGCCCTTGAACGACTGGCACACCGCACCACAGCCGTTCTTCTTCTCGAGGTCGTCGCCTTCGGACAGCTCGATGCCGACGTCTACCGTGATGACAGAGTGCGTGACGTACCCGTTCTCTGGGCCCGCCAGCGGCACTCCGTTCGGCCCCAGGAGCGCCACACGGAGGGCGCAGACCTGGAGGGAGCCGTAGCAACTCGGGTCGCTCATGGTGGTTGTTCCCTTCCGTGGTTGATGGGTTGGTTAGCTGGGTCTAGATGGTTAGCTGCCGGTTGGTTCGCAGCACGGCGAACAGAGGTCGATTTCTGCTGCGGCGTGAGCGCATCCGTCCCAGAACGCCGCGACGGTTCGTTCGGCGCGCATCGTGACGGTGTTCGTGGCACGGTCAAGGGCCTCGCCGATGGTGTCCGGTGTTAACACGATCTCGTCTTCGAGGACATGAACGAGCCCTGTAGCGTACGCCCACTGCCGGTCACCGGACAACGGGGCGGGGGTGCCGCCAGGCCCGGAGCCGTCGTAGCCGGTGCCGGGAACGACGATGTTGTCCATGACGTCAAGAAGGACTGTGCCTTCGCGGCGGATCACCCCTGCGGACAACCAGAGCGTCGCTGTCCGCACGGTGCAATGGATCATCCCTCGACCAGGGATCGTGTCCGCCAGGTACTGCTGGAGCGCTGCGAGCCCGTAGACGAGCGGGAACACGCCGAGATCGACAGCCGACGCAGCGTCAGCGAGATACGCGTTAGGGAGGTTCGCGGCGATCGCAGCGGTCCCCGACCACAGTTCCGCTTCCATCTTGCGCGACTGCTGAGCGATCAGCGCCCGACGCGCCCGCGCCTGATAGTCCGCGACCGTGTAGCCGAGCGCCGAGCAGGTGTCGTGCGTCACGATCGTCACAGGCCGATACCGCACCAGTCCCGGGCGGACGCTTTCCGCTTGTTTCGGGTCTGGGGGTGAGCCGCCTTCCCCTTCTGGGCACGACCACCAGATCGGGTCGTCGTCTAGGCACGCCTCGGGGGCGAACTCGATGCCGTTCACCCATCGCGGGTCGACGCCTGTCGGACGGACAGCAGATGAGAGGAGGCCGAGACGAGGCGGCGTCGCTTGCGGCGCGTCGACGGGGACGTGAGCGTTCGTCGCGCCTGCCACTAGCCTGCCTCCTTCTCGGCCTCTCTCATGCCTCTACCCCGTGTCAGCTACCGCACGACACGGCGCCGTCGACGCCGGCGGCGTAGCTGCCGTCAGCGACGACGTTCTGCGTCACCCACAGCGCCTCGGGGCCCCGCCGTGCCACGATACCCTCGAACGTCTCCGCGAACGTCTCGAAGTCGTTCGTGCTGTTCAGGGTGGAGTCGCGGATGACGCCAAGGTCGAGCGTGCCGCCGTCGAGGAAACCGAAGTGGCCTTCCGCGAACAGCGCCCACTGGATCTGGCACGGCCAGGCTGCGAGCGTGCCGCCGTTCGTCTGCCTCGGCAGCAGCTGCGACGTCCCGGTCGACGGCGAGTCGACGTAGAACGTCGGGGTGACACCGGCGTCGGACAGCATCTGGATGATCTCGGATCGGGCGGTCACCAGGTCGGTGCGTCCCTCCCCGGAGCGGATCAAGTCCGCTTGCATGAGGTCGATGATCCACGCGGGTCCGAGCCAACGCAGCCGGACGTCGCCGGTCCGTTCAGATGACCGCCGGGCGGCGGCAGCGCGGATGACCGACTCGAGGATGTCGCGTGCGGCCCCGAACGTCTGCCCGTCCGTCACCTGAGTCGTGCCGGCGTCGTTCTTGATGGCGTCGAGAAGCAACGTCTCCGCGAGCCTGGCGTGGGCGGCCTGAGCGAGCCCGCTCCACTGCGCGACGTTCTCCGGGAAAGCACGCTGACCGAGGTTCCCGAACCGCAGCCGCTTCGTCACGGCGTAGGCGCGGAACTCAGCGAACTCGGGGCAGTCGATCACCTGGACCGGCTTGGTCGCCTCGTTGATGTCCTCGGTGTTCGTGTGCTGCCCGACAGCTGCGTCAGCGCCGGTCGTGTCGATCGACGACAGAGTCGGCGACACAGGGAGACGCACCCCGCCACGATCAGCCCCGAAGTCGGGGAGCGCGTCACGGACCGGCCGCGACGCCTGCGCTTCCAGCACGAGCGAGTAGTCGACAGCCGAGGGGGCGCACCAGCCTCCTGACGCGACCACTGCGTCGGTCCACGCGTCCGGGTTGTTGGCTGCGGCCACTACGGCGTCGAACCGATCGGCGCTCAGCCGCGGGTCGAGGCCGAGGCGGCGGTGCTCCGGGTAGTCGCCGACCACGGACAGGAGCACTCGCTTACCTGCGTTGCTGCCCAGCTCGTGGAACCGGCTCGCCATGTGCTCGTAGCCTTCGCGGATCGTTGACACCGGACGGCCGGTGTCGGTGGAGAGATGCAGGTTCGACGGACGGTGGCTGTCGGCGGGCTTGGTCCTCCGAGGTCGGGTCCGGATCATGCCGCTGCGGGCGACGATCTCCGAGATGGACGGCGTAGCAGCAGCGACGACAGCTTCGGGCTGCTCCTGCTCCTGCTCCTCGGTCTTCTCGTCGGACTCGTCAGCGTTCTCAGGCTGCTGCCCCGCAGCCTGCACCGGCTCCTCGTCGGGCTCGCTGACATTCTCAGCTTCCTCACCGTCGCTTGACTCGGGTTCGGCGTCGTCGTCGCCGTGGACGGATCGGGCAAGCTCAGCGATCTCGTCGTTGCGTTGCTGCGCCTCAGCGATGCGGACAGCGGCCAACGCACGCAGGTTCTCGACGGCCTGAGCGATCGCACGCAGCACTTCGACGTCGTCGGCGGCGTAATGCTCGCTCTCCCCGGCGCGGATCGCGTCGAAGTGGCGCAGCAGCTCGGCCTCCAGCTCGCCGACTCGCTCATCGGTGAGATCGGAGGCGTCCTCGGCCTCCTGTAGCAGTTCCTGGATGGGGTCCACAGCGGGCTCCTTGGTCGGTCTGGACGAAAGGGTGAGACCCCTGAGGGGTCGGGTCCTGTCGAGCAGTCAGACCGCCCCGGCTGTGCCGGCGTGCGGACCATCCCCCGCGCCTATGGCTGCGGGTCGCTCCGATGTCGCAAACACGGTAACAGGTGTGTGAGTGGCCCGTCAATCATCGTCCGATGCGGAGGCGGACGATCCGTTCCCGGAGAGCGGCCGCGTCGACGACCGTGGATTCGCCGCCGGCGGTCACCCGCAGATCTGCGTAAGCTGCTGCGAGCGATTCGAGGTTGTCGGAGACCCATCGCCATGCGCGAGCCTCCCGCGGGAACTGACCCAGATGCTCCCACGACCCGTCGGGGTGGGCGCGGCCGTGAACGTCGGCGTGTGGTGGGACCACCCGGAGATGCTGCCTAGCTGCCATACCCAACAAGTATAGCCGCGGCTAGGCGGCTGGGTTGGGGTTCAGCGGCCGAGACGGGAGCTGAGCTGATCCCTCGCGGCGGCGTCGAGACCCATCACGGCAAGGATCGCCTCGACGTTCGCCAGACGGCGTTCGAGGCCGGCCTGTGCGGCTGACGCTGCGCCGTTCGGCTTGCCGGCGCATCCGCAGGCCGCTGACGCCGCTGACGCCGCACCAGCGGCCACTAGAGCGGTCTGCTCCCCTGACGCGACGAGAGTCCTCACCCTCGGGACCGGGAACCCTGGCGTGTTGACAGCGAGCACACGCACCAGCTCTAGCGAACCGCCGATTCGCCGCCAGTCCCCTGACGCCGATGCAGCCATGAGTACACGCAGCTGAGCGGGAGTCACGTCGGGCGACCGGGCTCCAGCAATCCAGATGCCGTGGTCGTCCTCACCGGCGGCGACCTGAGCTACCTGCGTCCCCGTCGAGTCGTAATGCTCCACGACCTGTGACGGAGACATGTCGAGGGGTGCGTGGCCGGTGCCCATCGTCAGCGACCCGACCGGCACCCGGCTGCCGTCGGAGCACCGCACCTCCCCGGTCCGGAAGTACGCGTACCCGCTCTGCGAGCGGGGAGGCGACAGGCAGCAGTCGGTTCTAGCGATGTGGCATGTCCCCCACAGAGCGATGTGGCCGTAGACGCGGCCGGTGTCTTCCCACACGAGCGGCGACGGTTCGTCGAAGCCTGGCGACTCGAACCACTCCCGCGGCGGATCATCTGGCTGGGCATCAGCGGCCAGACGCTCAGGCTCTCGAACGACCACAACACCGGAAGCGATGATCGCCTCCGCGTCGGCGTCGCCGGTCGTGATTGTCTGGGCATCCTCGATCGCCTGGAACGGGGTGAACGTCACAGCACCGATCCTGAACCGAACGAACCGGATCAGATAGTCGAGGCAGAACTCGGGGTCGTCGGGGTCCTCGCGGACACACTCGAACTCGACGTGGATGTCGCCGAGTTCAGCTGAGACGCCGCGCAGGAACCCGTTGTCGACTTCGCGTGCCGCCTGCCGCCCCGGGGCTTGAGGGTCGACCAGTCGGCCGTCGGAGTCGAGACCTAGGTCGAACTGCACGAGCCCCACGATGAAGTCGCCGGTGTCGCCGACAGCCGCCGCGAAGCTCTCCGGCAGGTTCGTGTCGTCGAGGGCCCCAGCGAACGCGTCGATGTCAGCGACCCGGCCGATACGGACGATCTGCCCGACCCGCTGATCCGGGTCGTGGTTCACGGTCATAGTGAGTGGCGGTTCCCGCCAAGACCCGCCTCCCGGAGCGAACCAGCGTCCGTCGGACGACTCGACCCCTTCGCGCAGGATCGTCACAACTGCGTGCGCCGGGAGCGTCGCGGACGGGGCGACAAGCGCCGCCGCTAACGCATCCTCTCTCGCGGCTGCGGTCGTGCCGTGCATGGCATCCAGCGTAGACCGCGCGAAGGGGTTCGGTCCACTATCGTGGCTAGTCGTCGTCGACGGCGCGAGTGTCGACGAAGGAGAGCCGAGCGGAAGCGGCGTCGAACAGGTCCGACATGCTGACCGCGATCGAACCGCGCGGCTCGTCGTCTGGCTACTGCTGCTCGCGGAGATCGACGAAGCGGGGAACAGCGTCGCACTGGCAGCCGTCGTGGTCGCCAGGGAACAGGAACTGGGTGTCGGGAAACGCGGCGCTGTTAGCGAGCGCCGGGTCGTCCCACGTGTCGAACTGAACGCCGTCGAGGGACTCGTGCAGCGGGAACGGCGTCTGCCGTGTCGACGCGTCGCCGTAATCCCAGATGTAGCCGGCGATCTCTAGGCCGATCTCACGCGCGAAATCCGCGACGGTCTGGCCGGTAGCGAGCTGCCCGGCGATCCGCTCGTCGGGGCCCCGGAACGCTCCGCCTCGGGTCGGCTCACCACGAGCGCCACCAGCCACCGAAAGGGCTTGCCGCATCACGCCAGCCGGCACCGACATGTCCGGGTCGTGCTCACCGATCGGCGGTGCGGACGGGCGCGGGTCGAACAGGCGACTTGATGCGAGCCCGACGAGCAATGCGAGCAGCAGTTCCGCGCCCCGCTCACGACCCTCTGCTTGCGCTCGCTCCATGCGCTCGACCTGCTCGTCGTCGAGGCCAAGCTCGGCGAGTTCGCTGCGGGTCTGCCGCTGCGCCCTGCCGACCTGAGCCCGGAACCTAGCGACAATCTCGTCGAACTCGCTTTCGATTAGTGTCGCGGGGTCTGCGTCGATCGCGGCGGTGACCGCTGCGGGCCCGATGAGCGACGCGACTTCACGGTTGGGGTGTCCGTCGATGATGTCCCGCCACGGCGAATGCTTCGCCGCGCCTAGCCTTGAACGCAGCCGCGCCCCAGCACGGTCAAGCGCGCGTGTCATCGCCGCGTCTGCCGCGACGAGCAGCCTGGAGCGGAGCTGCCGGTCTCGGTCGGCCCAACGGCGGCCGAGCTGCGCGACCCGGTCCGTGCCGCGTGACACTGCCGCCGCCGCTGTGAGCGCATCCTCAGTCGCGGGTTCGTCGCCGGTTCCGCCCGATTCGCTAGGGGCAGAGCCTCCAGGCGCAGTAGCGGCACTACCGAGGCGTTCCGCGCGTTCCTCCGGTGTTGGTGCTTCCGCTTCCGAGTAGCCGATCCTGCGGCGTCCTGCGGCGTCGCTGATGAGACCCAGCTCCACAGCCCTGAACGCGTTAGCGCTCTCGTCGGGGTCGGCGACGAGATCAGACGCGTCGTAGGCGACGACGATGCGTGCAACCACATCCGGCGGGACGTTCGCTGCGGCGAGCGCCGGCCGCAGGTAGCCGGTCGTGATCGCCTCGACGAACTGGTCGGCGTCGGGCTGCACGTAGTCGCGGAACTGCGAGTCGGTGATCAGCCACGCCGACCAGTGGTTCGCGTCTCCGAGCTGCCCCGTCAGCACCTCTTTGGGGAGGTCGACGCCGTTCGCGATGCGATCAATGAGCGCTCTGATCCGGTTGTCTACTGCGTCGTCGAATGGACGCCCGAACGTGAGGTGTCGGAAGCGGTCGATGTCTTCGGGGTCGGCTGAGATGATGATGGGCGCCGCAGCGGACGCAGACCGCGGATTGCCGATAGGGGTGATGATGTGCTGTAGCAGGTCGTCGAGTGTCACGGACCGCTGCGCCTCGCCGTCCGTTCCGTCCGAGTCTGGGAGCCGCCCCCCATGCACGGTCGCGCCGCGTGGGACAAGCAGCACACCGTTGTTCATCCGCGACATGGCCGCGCCGAGGCTTTCCTGTTGCAGCGTCACGAGATGCTCGCAGTGGTCAAGTACCCCTGCGACCGGTGAGTCCGCCATCGCGGAATAGCGGGCGTGCTGATACCACACGCGGACGACAAGCGAAGTGGCAGGGTCGAGACGCACAGCGTCCTCGACGCTCGCTCCGGGATCAGGCTGGTATTCCCATCGGCCGTCCCCTGACACACGCAGCTCGTCAATCGACGCAAACGCGAATCTGTCCCGTTCCGCCTCAGAAGCAGACGGGTCCTGCCAGCCGACGAGGTAGCCCTCCCCGACCACGAAGCCGTTCTGCCCCCATCGCTCGAGCATCGTGCGGTGGGCGTCGCGTCCGCCGCCAAGCCTGCGGAGAAGCGTGTCGGCGATCTCAGCAATCTCGGGTGCGACAACCGGACGTTCGTCGATCTCCGTTGTCAGCGGAACAGCCTCGTGTTCCCCTGGGAGAATGATCGCGGGGAAAAGCCGCAGCTTGCTGAGCGCTCTGCCTTTGAACCGCGCGGCCTGCTTGATCTCGCTCAGGACGTCGTAGTAGAGCCATGCGTCGTCCTGCCATCCGCCTCGCTGCGACCCTTGCCGCCGTTTCATCAGTGTCGCTTCCCGCTGAGACGCCAGGTCGATGGTCTTGGCGGCTGCGAGAAGCCCGGCGGGCCCTTCGCGGCGGCGCCGTTCACGCAGCCCCTGAAGTCGGCCCTCCATTCGTCCGAGACGGTACGCGCGATCCGGTATCGGTTCCGGGGCCGTCAGGATGGGCGACAGGTCGTCAGTCACCGTCACGACCCAGAATCGTAGCGGAGCGACCCGAGCAGCCCCGCGATAGCGGACAACGCGAGCGTCGCGGCGACCGGACGCCACATGCGCGGCGCGCACGTCCGCGCGCACACAACCCCTGCGGAAACCCACATCCCTGCGCACCAATAGCAGGACAGCAGGTCCGCGGCGAAGTCGCTGGCGCTGCTGCCGCCGATCCGTTCCGCTGTCGTGAGGGTAAGGGAACGGGCCTTGTCGGTGATTGTGTCGTCGACGACCAGGCGGGTGAGCCGGAACGCCGCGAGCCCATCCACGACTAGAGCTGCGAGCTGATCTCTGTCAGTCGTAGAACGCACGCATCGCCTCCACAGCCCGAACAGCTGCGCCTCCGTCAAGCGGACCGTACAGCAGGCTGGCGACCTCGGCTCGTCTCGCCGCCCACACGTCGCCTGCGAGCGCGGCGTCGATCGTGGCGGCCAGCTCACCCGGGTCGTTTACCTGCGGGCCCACGTCAGCGTACTGCCAGAAGCGGAGGCCGTGGTTCACGTCCCGTCGGTATCGCCGCGAGTTGACTACGACGACTGGGATGTCGAGGGCGACGGCTTCCCACATCGCCGACGTGTTGTCCGCGACCAGCAGACGGGCTCGGGCTAACGCCTCTCGGAGTTCTCGGACGGGTTCGATGCCAGCGGCACGGTAATACGCCTCGTAGTGGCTCCACGCTCTCGGATGGCCGTGGCCGAGCATAAGCCAGCGACGCTCAGACGCGAGCGCCGCAACAGCGTCGGCGTACTCGGCGTGCGCTGACCCGGCCTCAGGGACAGACGCAGCGACCGGTGGGTGCCAATGCCAAGCGAACACGACAGCGTCCGATTCGCCACGCGAGTAGGTGTCGAGCTTCGGGCATCCGACTGCTACCGCCATAGCGTCCGGGTACACGGCGGCGTTGCGGTCCGCTACGACCCGGTTCGGGCAGACGAACACGTCGACGCGGTGGCGGTCGCGACCACCGGCGTGATACGGGAGTGAGGCGGCGGTTCCTCCGTCGCCGCCGTAGTGCTGGCCGGCGCCGTGCTCGACGAGCACAGCTCGCCGATGCGGGCCCAACGCAACGAGATCGGAGTACGACGCGACAAGCCACGGGGGTTGCCGGCCATCGACAAGTGACCGGCGGGCGGGGAGCTGCGCACGGTGCAGCATCACCGGGACGCCTCGTCGGCCAAGCCATTCCCACGCGTCCCGAGACGCCGCGACGAACATGCCGCGCTCTGACGGGTCGAGAGCCTGCCAGATCGGTAGCAGATGCTCGGCGTAATGGCGGTGCGACGCGAGCGCGTGGATCAGCACAGCGACCCCAGCCGTTCAGCGAGGTCGGCGAGCTGATCTCGGGACTCCGCTTCGAGCGCGACAGCCCGCGCGTGGGCTCGGGTGGCGGCCTCGCCCCATGCGTCGTCGTCGTTGAGGAGTCGACGCAGGAGCCGTTCCCATTCGTCGATGTCGTCGTGCGCGGCGAAACCCGCGGGGACACCTGTCTCACGGAGCCCTGGTGTGGGTGCTGCGAGCGTCGGGACGCGTGCTGCTGCGGCCTCGACTGCTACGCGCCCCCACGATTCGTAGTGGGACGGCATCAGCACGACCCGCGCCTGGGCGTACAGCGCTGCGACATCCGGAGTGTTCTCGACGACCGACACGTTCGACAGCCCGGGGGGAGGCTCAGTCTGCGCGGCGTAGGCGCCACGCACCCCAACGAACCGGGTCGTCGGGAACCGAGCGGCTAAAGCGTAGAAGGTCCGTGCGCCCTTCGCTGCGGCGAGGTTCAGGAGGAGCACAGCGTCGTGCGGTCCGGGCGCAGGCCGGTAGTCAGCGACCCACACCGGCGGGTGCAGCACCATCGACGGGCCATCCCATTCGACAGTCTCAGCGATCCATCGCGAGTTGAAGCAGACGAGATGCGCCTCCTCTCGGGTTACGCGATGGTACGCGAGCTGACGGTCGTTGTGGACGAGATGCACGAGGGGTCGCCGCTCACGCTGAGCACACGCGATTGCCTGTCTGGTCGCGTCGAGATGCGTGACGATCACGTCAGCGTCACGGTACAGGCTGCGGGCCCGTCGAGGGTCCCGGATCATCGACACCCGCACCCCCTGGAACGTGTCGTGGCGGCGAGGCGGGCGGTTCGTGATCACGCTGACATCAGCGTCGTATTCGGCTCGGAGATGCCGGAGCGTCGAATGCAACGCCCATTCCGCGCCAGCGTTATGAGATGGCGGGTACAGATGGACGTGCGCGAGAACCCTCACCTGTCAAGCCTCCACCTGAGGATCTCCGCTACCCCGACAGCGACGCCTACTATGACGACGCCGACCAGAAGCCCCACGGCTGCGTCCCTCGCCAAGCCAGCGGTCAGCGGTCCGGCTTGCAGAGGACGTGGATCGCGGCGTGGTTCGGGCCGACCGCGTCGAACGAGAACACGCCGGGGTTCGCTTCGGCTCGCTCGACAATCAGACCCGCGGATTCTGCCGCGGCGCAGAGCCCGCCGACCGTCCAGACTGTCACGTCGGTCCAATGTTCCCCCTCCCTCGGCTCGTCGTAGAGCGGGATGTGGAGGAGCATCACCCCGCCAGGTCGCAGCAGCCCCGCCCATTCCCGCACCATCTCCTGCCCGTTCGCGACCGACTGGTGGATCAGGACAGCGACCGCGAACACCACGCTCGCTCGCAGCTTCGGGAGCGGGCCTGCCGGGTCGATCAGCACGCCGTCTACCTCAGGGTAGTTGTCGGCGAGATGGCGCAGCATCGTCGGGGATGTGTCGAGGCCAGTCACCTTCCAGCCGAGGCGTGCTAGCGGGCCGGCGATGCGGCCGTCGCCGACCCCGACCTCGATGACGTCGCGTCGGCGCCCCTTCGGCAGCCACGCCGCTGCGAGGTCCGAGAGATGCGCGGCGAGCGTCTCGCCCGATGCGCGGTACGCGGCGAGGTCCGAGCCGAGCGGATGGATAGCGGCTCGATAGTCGACGCGGCGGGCCGCCTCCTCCCAAGCGTCAGCTACGGCCGTCGCGTGGCGTTCGTCCATAATCTCTCCCCTTTCGGTCTTAGCTGCGGCAGCCGCAGACCCGCTCGGCTTTCGCTACCGCCCCGTCGGGGTCGGCGAGGTAAAGGAGCACTACCCCGCGAGACGGCCGCTCCACGCCGGACAGCTGCGCCTCCCACACGCGTTGGCCTCTACTGTCCAGCGCGTACGCCTCGCTGTCGCTGTAGACGACACGCACCCGCTCGATGCGGGAGCCGTCCGGGAGGTCCAGCGTCGCTCTCGTGATCATCGCAGTCATGACACGCATCGTAGCTGCGGCTAGAGGCCGTAGCCACGACCACTGCGACTACGCCCTGGGATGAGCCCCGCAGCCTGCACCGGCGCACGGGGGACGACAGCCTGGCGGCGCTGCGAGCCGGGTCGAGGCAGGCTCGGCGCGGCAGCCGGGCGAGCCACGACAGTAGCTGGGCCCGCCTCTCGCAGCACTTGGAACGCACCTGCTACCGCGTCCACCTGGTCGTCGTGCGGGCCGTCCGGGAACTCCTCCGCCTCGTCAAGGAACGCCTCGACCCACTGGGCGTCATCAGGGATCGTGACCCGACCCTGCTCCGCAGCGGTCGCCAACAGCTCGGCGCGCACAGTCTTCGGGCCAGTAACCGGGTTGCCTTTCACGGCGGCGATGCCGTCCAGCTCGCGTCCGATCATCATGAGCTGTGCCTTGCCGGCGTTGCCTGGCTCCTTCTCGATCCAGACGACTGGGAGGCCGTCAGCTTTCGCGACAGCCCGGATGCGGGTCTCCCTAGCCCCGGGAGGGAGCCGGAACCGTTCGATGTGCTCGACGCGGTAAAGGCGCCTCTCGGGCTCGAACGCGACGAGAGCGCCTACCGTCCAGTCCGGGTCGGGGTTCGCCTCGCTCTCCTCCCCCGACGCCAGATCCCAGTAGCGGACCCTGCGGACCGCCGCGTCGCGAGGCCATTCGGGTGCGCCCCTGCGGAACCATCCACGTGCGAACAGCACGCCGACCCCTTCGAGAAGCTCGGCGTCCAGTTCCTGGCGGCCAAGCCTCGTCCCCTCATAGCGTGCGACAACGACCGCCCGGAACAGGTCCGACAGGTTCGCGAGGTTGTCGCGGGTTCTGCCGACCGTCTCGATGAGACCGGGGAGGGAACGAATATCGCGGATCAGCCGGACGTTCCTGGGTGTGCCGGTCACCAGTAACCGGTTCCAGGGAGGGAGCCGCAACCCCAGCAGCAGGTTCGAGAACGCGGTGTCGTCGTCCATGCCTCGGTGCGCGTCAGGGAGCGTCGCCGGTTCGTCGATCCACGCGCCGTGATGCTGCGGGCCCCGCAACGCCGACGGAGTGCGACCGGAGAAGCCACGCACCTGATGTCCGCCGTCGAGTGTCAACGTAAGCTCCGAACGGTTGAACGACCTGTCCCACGACCCACCTACGAGCATGGACGGAGGGAGAACCGCGGCTAGACCCGACTCGCCTTCGAGCTGGATGGACAGCACGTCCTCACGGCGAGGAGCCAGAAGCGCCCACCGGACAGGGTCCGACGTCTGCGCCGCCAGCTCACGGATCGACTCTTTCGTCGCCTCCGCGCCTGTGCGTGTCTTACCCCAGCCGCGCCCCGCCCGGATCAGCCACACCAGCCAGTCGTGCCCCTCGGGGAGAAGCTGCTCAGGTCTCGCGACCACAGACCAGTCGCGTGCCATCAGCGCCGCCAGCTCGTCCGGGGTCAGCTCAGCGATCCACGCCGCCCGCTCCTCGTCCGACAGGAGAGCTAGCTCGTCCTCGATCGACAGCCCCGGAGGCCGCCACCCCGAGTCGTCCTCGACGCGTGTCACTCGTCGCTCTGCTCGCTGCCGCTACTCGGCTCGCTGGTGTCGAGCAGACGCCGACGTCGCTCCGCTAGCCGCTCCGCGAGGGCCTCACGCTGCTCCGCGACGCTCAGCTCGATGGGGCCGCCCTCCGGGCCCGTCACCTCGACATGCTGCCTACCCCACCTGTCCGGGTGGCGGCGCTCCAACCTCCAACGGATCGTCGCCGCGTCCGGGATCGTCGTTTCCGTGCGTTCCGTTCGCTCGATCAGCCTGCCGTCGGCGTCGCGCTTCTCGACGACTGTGGTGGCGGTGAGGCCGCCGCGAGCGAGGGATGCGAGGCGGGCGACGTCGTCGACTTCCGCGGCGGCTTGCGCTTGGGCTACTGCGTCGGAGAACTCCATCCAGGCGCGTTCGTTGTCGGTGACATCGACGCTGGTGTTTCCGTCGGCTAGGGCTGCTTCGAGGCGGGCTCGGGCTCGGGCGCCTTCGCGCAGCCAATGGTAGATCGTGTCTTTGTGGACGCCGGCGAACGCAGCTGCGGTTTCGATGTAGTTGCCGGCTCGGATGGCGGAGATGATGCGGTCGCCGACGGTGATGGGGTCGCCGGTGTCGGTGTGGCCGATGACGTCGTGGATTCGGGTGGGGCGAGCCATGCGTGTCCTCTCGCGGATCGAGTGTCGTGGGCTCGGGTTCGTTCAGGCTAGCCGTGGTGAGTGTGTGGCCTAGGCTACCGCACTCGCACTGCGGTAACAGCTCCTAACGTCAGATGGGCCCACACCGGTCGCTTCGATGTGGGCCCATCTGTGATGTGGGTGGGGTGGGGGGTGTGTTGGTTCAGGCGGTGAAGGTCAGGCGGTAGTTGTGCCCTGCGAGAAGCCCGCAGCGGCGTCGATAGCGGCAGCCAGGTCGGCGGCGAGCTGCCGCAGCGTCTCGGCGGAGCCGTGGACGGTCAAGTCACCGCAGCGGACCGAGTAGCGGTCGTCGCCGTGGTGCTGCACCGCGATCGGCGGCACACCATGCGACAGCGCCATCGCGACGCCACTGATGAGCCCGAGACGCGGGTCCATGAGCGAGTCAGTGGTCATGGTCTACTCTCCTTGTGTCGGACGGCCGCGCCCCGGTCCCTGGCATGGAGATGGGGTGCGGCCGTTGGCTGTGGTGGCACGGCGGAGCCGGCCGGTGAGGTCGAGCGGCACCGGCGCCGTCTCGGCCGGTGCGGTGCGGGCGATGACCGCCCAAGCGGCGCAGCCGAGCGTCCAGGTGCCGATAGCGGCGAGGGCGCGGACAGCGAGGTCGGCGTCGGCCTGGATGAGCACGAGCACGGCAGCGGCCGCCGCCAGGATGCGGACTGGGGTCGGCGTCACCACGGCGTCCTCCATGACTCGACCCCGGCGAGCGCTTCGCGCACCTCGTCGGCGAAGTCGGGCGGGTCAAGGCGAGCGAGGTCTGCCTCCCTGGCGGCCTGCTGCATCTGTCGTGCCAGCCGCTCACCCTCGGCGGCGCGCCGCTGCTCCCGGTCCACGACGACGAGCACGACGGCGAGGCCGGCGGCGATCAGCGCGAGCCGCGCGACGACCACGACGACAGTGCCCATCACGCCGCCCCCTCGGAGGGGGTGCCGCCGACGCGTCCAGGCGGGAGGGTGGACGCGGTCGGCACGCCGCGATTGGTCTCGGCGCAGCCAAGCTCGATGCACTCGCCACACAGCCAGCCGACGTCGACCTGGGTCTCGCAGCAGTAGCACCGGCCGTCGAGCGACATGTGGTCCGAGATCATTTCGAGCAGGACGGTGCAGCGGGCGTCCTCCAGCTCCTCGACCATCGCGAGGTAGTCGTCAGGGTTCCAGCGTCCCATAGGGTGCCTCCTTGGGTAGGTGGGCGTTCTACCACCCCAAATGATAGCTGTGGCTAGGGGTGGATGCAAGGGTGGGGAAAGGGGGAAGGCGCCCGGTTCGGGAGGCAGCCTCAACCGACCGAACCGGGCGCCTGGGCGTCGCCGCCGGCGGCCTGTGGCA